TGCTCTTCCGATCTGGGGAATACCGCTGTTGATGGTCACATTGTCTTGTGCAATACCACTATAAACACCCATGATTTTCTCCTTTTAAGAGTAGGGGCCGAAGCCCCCACGAGGTTTAGTTGGCGTTGGCGACGATGGCAAAAACATTCATCACGCAGTTAGTTGGGACAGCGGTGTTGATCAGAAGATCAATCGTGTCGGCAGTAACCACAACGGATGGGTTTGCAAGATCAGCCGCTTTCAGGCCGGTAGCGTTGGAAGCAACGTCGTTGGCGTACACGTTTGCAGCGTACGGTGTACCACCTGTAAAACCAAGGTCGAAGGTAGCAGTCGTGTTAGTAGTCTCAGCAGTCGTTACATTCACACCAGCCGCCAAAACAATAGAACCGGCAGGTAGAGAGATTATTTGCAGCGTGTCAGCAGCAGCCAATGCAGTAGCACTAGCAGCAGAGCGAGCAGCAATAATTGCGGCGAAGTCCAAGGTTACTTCAAACTTAGAGATGTCGGTGACGTTCGCGGGGTACGCAGCAGTACCCTTATTGAACCCGAGCGTGTCAGTATATGCAGCCATTTTGATTTCCTTTCAGTGTGTTGGGGCGACTTAGAAGCTAACAACAGCCGTTGCTAAAGCTTCGCCCTTGGTAACTTTATAGCCGTAGACTTGCAAGCCACGAATGATGTTGCCAAAGGTTGACTCGGAGCGGATGGTTTCCATATTTGTCATCTGCGATGCAAACGTGAAGCCCATCTTGTGACCGGCGATGATGTTGTACTTACCCGAAGACACACTCAGGTTGTGACTAACGTAGATGGTAAACCGATCAACCATGCCCAGACGACCGTTGCGCACGATAGACATGCTGTCGCCAGTCAACGAAGCGTCTTTCAGTTCAGACTTTTTAATCAAACCAGCCATCTTGGCGGGAATAATTACAAAGCGATCAGCTTCAGGTGAGTTAGCTTCGTCCAACACAGTGCCAAGGTCAACTATCAGATCAATAACAGAGGTGGTGCTAGAAGCGCCGTCCTTAGTCACGGTTAGCGGTGCTCCGCTTGTACCGAGGTTAAATGATGCAGACTGTTCACCAGCGGTTGCGCCCTTGTTAGCAGCCACAATACCGGGCAGAATATCGGTCAATACACGTGTGTCAATCTTGATCTTCATACGCTCAGAAGCGTCCTTTGACCAAGTGTCCATCAAGTTGATGTCCGACTGAACCTTATCCACATCATCTTCAACGCAGGAGAAGTACTCGCCTTTGTCGATAATTAGTTGAATTTTTGCTTTATCAGGATTTTCTACGACCAAGGTCTGACCTTTTACGTAGTCACGGATGGTGATTTCCGGTGTAGTGCGGATATTTACAGTGTCACCGTACTGGCGAATCTCGCCTTCGTAATCGGTGTTCGAGATTGCTGCGAGCACGGTGGCGTCGTAGAAATTTTCAATCAATTTGCCAGACCAAATTTCAGGGATAAAGTTACCGCTGTAATTGGGACGGCCGGGGGAGACAGGATAAGACATGGTAAAACTCCTTTAATCAGGCATTAACTTGGATGCGATTTTCTCGCTGTGCAGCAAAAATATCGCGTTCGATTCGGTCACGCTCTGGCTCTCGGCCTTTGTACTTACCAGTTCGGACATCGTTAAAAAATTTCTGGATGTCTTGCGGCGAATACATTTTACCTTGATTAGCAGATGCAGGTGTCCCAGTATTTCTTGAACGACCGGGGGTAACCTGTTTTTCCAATTCAGAGTTTTGAGCGCGACCAGTGGATTGAGCAACTGTGGCTTGTCCAGTAGACTCTAACCAAGCACGGAAGAAATTAGCAACACGTTTCGCATCAAGCGAACGCTGCGCATCGTCGAGATAGGTCTGGCGAGTAATGCCCGTCAACGGATCAGCCGCCAACAACCACGACTGAAATGCGTCGTTGTCATTGATCTGGCGAAAGTTGGGGACAACACTGGTCAGTTCAGCCCAGAACTCTTGCTCTGCGGATACTTGCTGACGTTGCACTACGGCTTGCACCTGCGGCACCACGTTAGTCTGCATCTGCTTAAACATCTGCTCCATCTGCGCAAAGCGCTGTTCCATAGGGAGTAACTCCTCACGGGACACCTTACGCATCACATCAAGCGACTCGCCGTATTCTTCAACATCTTTGTCGGTAACAATTTTTTCGACAATCTGTTGTGGCTGAGCACTCGCTTGCTGTGCGGACAGCGATGCAAGCAATTGTTCCATCTGCTGTACACGGTTTGACATCTCCCGATTCTGTTGATGCAGGCGGGGGACTTCGGCGTTGTACATACCCTGAAGTGTTTTGTACTTCTGGACAATGGTTTCTTCCGGCAAGTTGTCATCATCCGACTTATGCTCATTTGCGGATGACGGAGCGGCATTGTTCGGCGCAGAGTTAGCGTCGGCGAGTGGCGTGTTATCTCTATTCTCAACAGGCGTGACGGTGCCATCGGCGGAAGTTGTTCCGCCTGTGTTGTCGTCCGGGTTGAGTTGTTGATACAACTGCTGAACTGCCTCGGTCTGCTTGCGAATTTGCTCTGGTATTGCCATGTTGAACGCTCCTATCGGTATGCGTGATTAAAGACGGCGAGTTTCATCATAACTTTGCCGCCAACGCAGGGGCTTCTTTGGCGAGATTTGTCAACTCGCCCAACACTTGGCAGCGCCCCTGAAACACTGCGGTGTTGTTGATCGCGTTCGGTAGCTGATCTAGCTCGCGCAAGCGCCATCCTTCAAGCCACTCCAGAAAATCCGGGTGTTGTCGGACAAACAAGGCTAAAGCCTTGATCACTTGCGGTTCAGGCTTGATCATGCTGCCTTCCCGCTCACACGATTCTGCACTGTGTTAGCTTCCATTCCACCTTTGGGTGATCCATCGGGGTTCTCTCCGCCAGATGCTGGAGCTTGCGCTTGCTGTTGTGCAGCAGCCGCCGTTGCCCTAGCTTGAATCTGAGTTTGATAACCCGACTTCTCCCGAGATGGAATAACTTCGTCCACAGGCATCTGCAACCCTTTAGCGATCTCACGAAGAATCGCTGCCCTACCATCTTTACCGAGAATCTCAAGATCAACGGGGTTGGCGGTTGCGTTAAGGAACTCGATACGGCGGATGTTAACAGTTTCCTTGACCGCAAGGTTAATTGCGCCCTTGGCAATAACTTGAACATCACCTTTAATTGATTCATCTTCGTCATAGCGCATGTTGTACACAAACTGGCGCATAACAATGGGCTTGACCACATCAGTGTCAATGTGCATCACGACTTGTCGGATACCTTTACCGGCAGCGCCCATCAACATGGACAGGCCAGACGACGTACGCCCAGCGCCTTGCACGTTAAGGTCACCGTACACGTAGGCAGGAATGCCCGAGTGGTCATCAGCCAGACGGCTAAACCTGTCGTACACGGACACAAGCTCGCTGGCACGAGAATCAGGCTGCGTAAACCGAATAGCGGGAGCGCTCGATCCTACAGGATCGTTGATAGTCTGCCAAATTTTCCAAGGCGCAAGTTGGGTGATGTCTTCGTTTGGCGGCAAGCGCTCCACGTTGACCTCAACCTGCGGGCCACTGCTGATACCCATGTTGTTGACGAGTGCACGTGCGGCAGCATTGCACACACCTTGCAGGTCTTCGATGATCTCAGGTATGCCCTTACCCCAGAATGCACCGGGGCACTTGATAAACGAAGTCTTGCAGTACGGCTTCTCGCCGAGGGGGTCATAGTTCAATACGGCCTTGATGACAATATTGCCCACCATCCAGACGTTGGCATCGTACTCTCGTGCGCTATCGGGTACGTCTTCTTCAGTCAGACCCCACTCGATAAGCATCTTGCCGCTGACTTTGCCCCAAAACTCCAGCGCATCAAACTCAGTCGTAGGCTTCATGTACGAGTAGAACTTGCGCTCCTCCTCGTTCTTTTGCAACTCCACATCCAAGTTGATCCACGACATACCATTGCCGATCTCCAGCACTTTGCGTATGGCGTCGTCATCGTAGCCCGGAACACCAATCAAATCAGATAACTGCATCCGACTCAGAGGGTGGTACTCAAACAAATAGCCCTCGTTGATGTTGCTGATTCCCGGCTCAGGATAAATGTAGAACGGATCGACCCGCTCGCACTCAGGGCCAAGGCGCTCGGTAGGCTCAACAACAGTGCGACCTGTGGCGTCTACCTTCCAGCCCAGCACGCGCTGGCGGCGCACCACCGGCCCTTTGATAAAGGCGCAGGGGTAAGTAACCAAATCAGTGATGAAGTCGTTAAACGCATCACCCCAGCCGCCTTGTGCAAACTGATCTTGAATCTTGAGCTTCATCTTGTCGGCACGAATCTGTGCCTGCTGCAAAATATCAAAGCGGTAATCCTGCGACACCATCTCTTTGATCTCGCGTATCTCACTGGCGTTGGGTGCTTTGCCGTATTCCTCAACCATCTTGAGAACACGCTCCGCAAAAATGGCCTGCACTTCCTTGGACTGCGTAGGGCTGAGATCAGGGATGGGCGTCGGGTTTAAGTCCCACGGTGGTGTGCCGTTATCCAGCAGAATGTCCCGCAGCCACGACTCAGCCGCACGGCACTTG